GATACACAGAAGATGGTTGACTTCGATGACAACCCTTTCAAACCTAACTACAATGGATTATTTTAATGACATACCTACAGATCGTAAACAAAGTACTTACGCGGTTGCGTGAGGATACAGTTGCCACAATAAGCGAGAACAGTTACTCAGCTTTAGTAGGTGAGTTTGTTAATGACGCACAGAGAGCAGTCGAGGACTCTTACGATTGGTCAGCTCTACGCACTACTGTGACTGTCAACACGGTAGCTGGTGTCTTCAACTATGTCTTGACAGGTTCTCAAGGGCGTATAAAAGTCTTAGACGTAATCAACGACACCGATAACTTCTTCATGTCTTATAAAAGCGCCCACGAGTTTAACAGCTTATTTCTTAACGCTAACGCTCCTCAGTCTGTGCCTCGATGGTACAGCTGGAACGGTGTAGACAGCGCAGGTGACTCAGCTGTTGATGTTTACCCTATCCCTAATGGAGTCTTTGACTTACGCTTCAACGTAGTCCTCCGCAGTGGTGAGCTAACGGCAGACTCTGACGTAGTTCCAGTATCTAATATGTCTATTATCCAGTTAGCTACAGCCTTTGCCGCTAGAGAGAGAGGCGAGACAGGCGGCACTGCGGCACAAGAGCTATTCGCTATAGCTGACAACACACTGTCTGATGCGATTGCATTGGATGCGGCTCGACATGGTGAAGAAAACATCTGGTACTATGTATAATGGCACAGCCTATTCAGAATATTACAGTCTCCGCTCCGGGCTTTTATGGGCTAAACACCCAAGATAGTCCTGTCGGCTTAGACCCTGCCTTTGCCTCTGTAGCAGATAACTGCGTCATTGATAAGCAAGGACGTATCGGAACTAGGAAAGGTTACTCGTATGTAACTACTAACGGCAATGCCGTCTTAGGCTCTAGTCGCGGTATAGAATCAGGTATCGAGTTCACAGACAGAAGCGGTGATGTGTACGCTGTAAGTGCTGGTAACTTGAAACTGTTTAGTGGTTATGAAACTTTGGTTGATATTACGCCAGCGGCTTACACGCCCACAGGTAACAACTGGAAGATGGTTAGCTTCAATAACCACATCTACATGGCACAGCGTCAACACGTTTCTTTGATCGGTAGTGACGAGGCTGGTACGTTTGTAATAGAGACTCACACAGCTCACGCGCACTCGACAGGTACTATGCCACAAGCTAACGAGATACTGGCGGCTTACGGTAGACTCTGGGCGGCTGACCTTGTAAATAATAAGTACACAGTATATTGGTCAGACCTTTTAAACGGTTCAGCTTGGACAGGAGGCTCTTCAGGCTCTATAGACTTAACGACTGTGTGGCCTACAGGCTTTGATGAGGTAGTTGCGTTATCGGCACACAACGGCTTCCTTATCATCTTTGGTAAACGATCTATACTGGTCTACTCAGGCGCAGAAAGCCCTTCTACAATGGTATTAGCAGATGTTGTAGCTGGTGTAGGTTGTGTAGCTAGAGACAGCGTAGTAGCTACAGGTACTGACTTACTCTTCTTGTCTGATCAAGGTGTTAGAAGCTTTGCTAGAACGATTCAAGAGAAGTCTATGCCGATGCGTGACATTAGCAGGAACGTCCGTAGCGATATTATTGAATTAGTACACCAGCAAAACAACCCTATCAAAGCTGTCTACTCAGCTAATGAAGCTTTCTATTTACTAAGCTTCCCAGACTCTAACATAGTCTACTGCTTTGATATGCGTACACCTTTGCAAGACGGCTCACACAGGGTAACTACTTGGACAGGGATGAACCCTTTAAACTTCCATATTACTCTTGATGCTAACCTGTACATTGGCGGCATTAACGGTATTGCTTTGTACACAGGGTTCAGAGACAACGGAATCAGTTACCAGCAAAGATACTTTAGTAACCCACTAGACTTCGGAACATCTACTAACCTTAAGTTTCTTAAGAAGTTTAACTTGACAGTTGTAGGCGGTGGTGGTACACAGGCTACTCTAAACTGGGGTTACGATTACAGCACAGACTACTCTAAGCAGGTGTTCACCTTTGGCTCTAGTGCAATAGCAGAGTACGGAGTTAGTGAGTACGGCATAGGCGAATACACAGCATCTGTATTAATAAACACACCAAAGGTAAACGCTTCAGGTAGCGGAACAGTTGTTACTGTAGGCATTGAGGCGCAGATAGATGGCGCTGGTGTTTCCATTCAAAAGATTGACATACACGCATTACTAGGGAGAACTATTTAATGTCCAGCTATACTAAAACAACTAACTTTGCCGCTAAAGATACTCTAACTACTGGAGACCCTAACAAGATTGTAAAGGGTACTGATATAGGTGCTGAGTTTGATAACCTAGCTACCGCTGTAAACAGCAAAGCTGATAAGGAAAGCCCCACCTTCACAGGTACGGTTACTCTTGCGGCTCTCACAGTATCGGGTGCTATCACTGGTGGGACTATTGATGGAGGGACTTACTAATGGCTATAGATGCTGGTGGTTTATTTACAAATATCCTAGGCGCAGGTGCTAACTACTTTGCCAATGAAGATACTATGGGCAACATGCGAGCTGAAGGTCAAGCGGCTCTTGATATGTCTTCGGCATTAGGTCAAGACGCTGTAGCTAACTCAGCCTTTAAACCTTTCACTGTCACCTCTAACATTGCTAACACACAGACTACACCTGAAGGCGGTATCAACATAGGCTTGTCTGATCAACAGCAAGGACTTCAGAACACAGCCTTTAATACTGCTAGTGGTTTAGGGCAGAGCATCGGTGGTAACTACAACCCTATGACTGGGCAGGTAGGCAACCAAGCTATGCAGGGAGCAGGTGGTTACATTGGCGGCTTAGGGCAACAAGATCAAGGCATCAACGCACAGCGTAACACGATGAGCAGTATGTTTGGCAACCAAGCTGGACAGTACGGACAACCTACAGGATTTGAAGGGTTGACACAGGCTGGTTTGCAAGGCGCTCAACAGCAGATTGGTGGTGCTCAACAACCACAGGACTTGAACGCTTTACGTAGTGGCTTTGGTAACATGGCTAATCAAGGTATGGGTGCTCTAGGGCAATCTACAGCAGGTCGTGAGCAGGACGTATACAACTCAATCAGAGCTACACAAACTCCTGATGAGTACCGTCAGCGTCTAGCTTTAGAAGAGAGACTATACAGCCAAGGACGTAGCGGTGTTAGCACTGATGCCTATGGCGGCACACCTGAACAGTTAGCTATGGCTAAGGCACAAGCTGAAGCGCAGAACACAGCTTCTCTTATGGCTCGACAGCAAGCACAAGCTGAGCAAGCACAGCAGTTTCAACAGACAACTTCAGCGGCTGGTACAGCTGGCTCACTAGCGGCACAAGCGGCTGGTTTAGAGTCTCAAGGTATTGCAAATGCAGGGCAGTTAGCTAACATGGGCTTAGCTGGTAATCAAGCAGGCCAGCAGATGAATCAACAGCAGTTGGCTAACATGATGGCGCTACAGCAAGCAGATCAACGTGCGGCTTCTACACAGCAAGGTCTCTCTCAAGGTAACTTCAACCTCGGTGCTGGTCTGTTCGGTCTAGGTACTCAAGCGCAAGGTGCACAGGCTGGTCTGGTCGGTCAAGATATTCAGAACCTTCAGCAGATGATGCAAGCTGGTTACGCTCCTAATCAACAAGCTCTTGCAGAACTGGGTGGCGCTACTAACATTGCTAACATTGCAGGTACTGGAGCTAGAACAGGTGCTCAGTTGGCGGCAAGTGCTGGCTCTCAAGGTATTCAAGGTTACTTACAAGCTCTACAGATGGAGAACGAAGCTAAGGCTATGAACAACCAGAACTATATGAACCTTTTAACAGGTGCTAATAACGCTGGTAGTGACGGCTTACTCGGTGGCTTAACAGGCGAAGGTAGCGTACTAGATTCATTAGGCTACAACGATGTTGAGGGCGACACTCCACAATGGATTAAAGACTTAGGCGGCATCTTCGGATTCTAAAGGAAACTATTATGGCAGATTTACAAGGATTACTAGGCGGCTCTTTGCTACCTGAACAGACTCGACAAGGCTCACACAGGGACAACATGTTAGGCTCTATCGCCTCTACAGGTGCGGGTATGCGTCGTGGTTTAGGACAAGCGGCAGGTATGGATGCACGTACTGACGGAGAGAGGGCTAAGGAAGAGTTAGGTAAGTTAGACCCTAGCAACCCAGCAGATCAAGAGAAGATCATAGCGTTGGTGTCTCCTATAAACCCTGAGAAGGCTATGGAGATGCAAGCGAAGTTCTCTAAAGACAATGCAGAGATTGAGGCTAAGGATAAGTTAGGGGGTGCTATGCTGAAGATGGCTCGTGCCCAAGGCAACACACAGATCGAAGAATGGCTCTTAGCTGGTGGGGATGTTAAGACAGCGGCTAGTACTTTGCTTAAGAAGACTGCACCACAAGCTGTAGCTACTATGTACTTAGACGGTAAGTCAGTACGTACCTCTATCATAGACGGAGTACTCCACTACGCTTCAGAGAGCGGCTGGACAGAGGTTAAGGATAAGGATAAGCTAACAGCGCAAGCACCTGAAGGAGCTAAGACTAAAGAGACTAGGGCATCTTCTCTGGATAGTGAGGACATAAGGCTGTATGAAACGTACTTTGAAGACGATACAGAACTACAGTCAGCTTATCAAGTGGCAGGTATGCTCTGGGGTACTAATGATAGTGACAATAAGAAGCTACAGGTAATGACTAGAGCTAAGTCGATCTACACCAACAACGTACCGTTAGGTCAATTAGGTGCCTTGAAGCAAGCTGTAGCAGAGGCAGGTGGAACACTACCGCCAGCAAAGACAGCCGCTCAAGAGCAATCGGTAGACCGCGACAGCAACGTAACTTAAATAAGAGGTTTTCAGATGTCTGATGTATTGACACTAGATCGTATAAACTCCTCAGCGAACCTGAGAAGCTTAGGTGCTCTGGCGGGTGATAAAGTAGTAGACAACAAGCTAGTACGTGTGTATTCTGAAGATAGCGATAGTGTAAACTTGGGCGAGAAGGTGACACAAGAGCGTATAGATGCTTCTGAGACTTTAAGAAACCTAGGTGCTGTGGAGGGTGACAGGATAGTAGATAACAAATTAATTAGCTCTGAGAAGGACAACGTATGGACTCAGTTTAAATACGGCTATGATAAGATGAACAACGTGGTAGCTAACGCCACTGATGTTGTGTCGGCTAAGTTTCCTATGGGTATAGACTTTGGGCGTATGGGTATCGCAGGAGCCTTCACTGCCGCCCATAAGACAGCGAGTTCTGATCTTATTAAAGAGTTTAGCGATAAAGGTATAGACTTCTCAGGTTCTTCGGAAGACGAGCGAAGAGATTTATTAATAGGTAAGCGTGAGAGAGAGTTGCAAGAGACAGTTAGTCAGTTCTTTGTGGAAGATGAGGAAGGCTTGGCTGGTAAGGTCGGTGGGTTTGTAGGCGCTATGGCTGACCCTACTTCGTTGATACCTGTAGGCCAAGGCTACAAAGCTATGGCGCTAGGTAGTGCCGCATTAGGTGGAGCCTTTAGTGCCGCTGAAGACCTTGCACAGACAGGCGAAGTTGACCCTGTTAAAGCAGGTATGACTGCGTTAGGCGCAGGAGTCTTAGCACCTGCTACAGTCTTAGGAGCTAGGCTGGCTGGTAAGGGTTTGTCGAAGACAGCTAAGAAGACTAAGGAAATCGTGAACACTCGTAAAGACAAAGGAGCTTCTAAAGTTATTAACGAAGCTCAGGCTATTGTGGATAAAGAGGTCGCGGCTGTCGGACACGTAGATGATTTAGCCACTGTATTGCAGGAAGCGGGTATGAACCCTGCTAAAGTTCAGGCGGCTACCCAAAGAGTAGGTCGTAAGTTACGAGTAGGTAATCAAGATAGGGCGCAACGTGCGATAGACGGTATCATAACTAGGGACAGCGCATTCACAAGGACGATCTCACCCCCTTTAGATAAATACCTCGGAGCTATCTCTACACGCATAGGTGTAATCAATGCTAGGCTGAAAGGACGGCTTCGTTCTTATGAGTTTAAGACGGCTGTGCGTACTTCAGAAGCTTTAAACGAAGCTCAACCTTTCTTGCAAACTATGCATAAACTAGCTGAACCTGTTAAGGATAAGATAGGTCTGAACCTTATGAATGGGCGCTTCGATGACGCTTTAGTGTTGATGAAACAACAAGCTCCTGAGCTGGCAGAAACCTTTGAAAGCATTATCATACCACAGCTTAAAAGGTTTGGAACAGAGTTGAAAGAGTCCGGTCACCAGTTATCAGATATACCTAACTACTTTCCCCGACTTGTTAAGGATGTGAAAGGCTTGCACAAAGCGTTAGGAAAAGAAGAAACTGGTACAATCACCGATGCCATTAAAGACTACGCTAAACGTAAGAACATTAGAGTAGATGCGGTCACTGATGCTCAACGTGCTGAGGTAACTGACTTGACTCTTCGCGGTTATAGGATGGTCACTACTGACGGTGGTAAGCCTAGGTTTGTACAGCCTCGTAAGCTCCAGACAGTAGAGCCAAGACTTCAGAAGTTCTATGCTTCACCGGAGGAAAGTTTGTCCATGTACTTGCGTGGCGCTTCTGACGATATAGAGACAAGAGCTTTCTTAGGGCGTAGTCATGTCGGGGATGAGATGGGCGAGACAGATGTTGACAAGTCTTTAGGGGCGTACATAGATCAAGAGATACAGGCAGGCCGTGTTAAACCTGAGCAACAAGAGGAGCTAAAAGGCTTGTTCAGTAGTCGGTTCATAGGTGGTAAGCAGACGGCACATAAAGCTAACAACTTGCTGAAGAACCTAGGCTACATAGGCACCATCGCTAACCCTTTATCAGCTATGGTACAGCTCTCAGACAACGCACACTCCGCTACCCTGTACGGACTACGCAATACTGTAGCTAGTATGTTGAGCGAGAAAGACGTTAAGCTGGTTGACTTAGGGCTTGACCAGATGATCACCGCAGACATGGGCGCACCTATCACTGCAACAGCTAAAGTGTTAGAGAAACTTATGAAGGCTTCAGGCTTCACTACAGTGGATAAGTTAGGTAAGGAAACACTTATCAACTCTTCTCTGAAGTTTGCACAAGCGTCTGTCAAGAACCCTAAACAGTTCGCTAAGTTTAAGCAGAAGCATGGAGCTATATACGGTGACGAGTTCCCTTCACTGGTGAAGTCTCTGGAGGATGGTAACATAGATGAGAATGTCAAGATGTTTCTGTTCAACGAGTTAGCTGATATACAGCCTATTGCATTGTCAGAGTTTCCACAAGGCTACCTTGATAACCCTAATGGTCGTATACTCTATATGCTGAAGTCGTTTACGTTGAAGCAGTATGACATCGTTCGTCGCAACGTAGTGCAGGAGTACGCTAAAGGTAATAAGGCAGAAGCTTTGAAGAATGCTACCGCCTTAGCTGGGTACTTAACAGCCGCTAACGTAACTGTACAAACAGCTCAGGATATGTTACTAGGTAGAGAAGTGCACCCAGAAGACATACCTTCAGAGGCTTTATGGTCGTTGCTAGGTGTGTTCGGACTTAACAAGTACACGAACGACAAGTACTTACAGCGCGGTCAAGTCACTGAAGCTGTGTGGCAGACGCTACGTCCAGCTACTCCTCTCATTGATTCAGCCTTAAAATTAGGAGGTGGTATCGCACAAGGGGAGCCTGAAGTTGAGAAGATACTTAGAGAGGTTCCAATTATAGGGGAGTTTATATACAACTGGTTCGGAGGCGGAGCTGAGGAGTACAACGAGAGAAAGGCGAAGGAGCGTAAGAGTAGACAACAGTAAATCGCAGGCATAAAAAAAGCCCTATAGAGTTTCCTCTGTAGGGCTTTAGTGTTTCTACTTAGAACGTATATCCTCTACTGCTATAATAGCTAAGGTGAGGACGGTAAAGATTATT